TGACCATGATCTTGGCATCAGACACCAAGGAATTGAGATCAGAGATCCATTTAATGGCTCAGAATGAAGTTGTTTGCATTGTTGAGAAAGCATCAGGAGAATATGTTGCTCTTGGCTTTGGTGAAGGTTTACAGATTGCTGATGGATCAGCATATGGATCAGGCACAGTGAAATCAGACAGAAACGGTCATGACATTGTTTTGACTGGAATGGAAAATGATGAGGTGCCAGATGTTGATGCATCTGTTGTGGCAACTTTATTGACACAGCAATCTCCATCAATCTAATCATTGAGGAAATTAATTTATCAAGGGAGGGATCTAATCTCTCCCTTTTTTTTAATAACTTAGTACAATGGAAATAAAAGCAAAATTAATTGGCACAAAGGCATGGAGCCCTGTGTTCAAAAGATGGATGATCATTGAGAGAGGCAAAGAGGAATTTTATCTCTCTGCTGGCATTGTTGATATCTTTGAAAAGAGAAAACCTAAATTGATTAAAGATGCTAAGGATACAAAAGAACTCAACATCGACTCTGATAATAACAGTGACAGAGTTGACAACAGTGATACCAGTTCATTATCTGTTTGAATTTGAGCATGAGCAATCTTTTGAGAAAGTTTATGCAATTTTGCCAAATATATCAAACAGCATTGAGAGATTTGATGAGTTTGTTCTGGAGGATGGGGTTGATTTAACTTTGCCATATGATGGCTTTTATATATATCGAGTTTATCAACAAACATCTGACAGCAATCTTGATCCAGATCTTTCTGATGGGATTGTTGAGGAGGGGAGAGCACATGTGTATGTGATTGACTCTCCAGCAAATGAATACAATGAAAATATAACATTCAACATATATGAGTGAGAATAGTGTAAAAATGACAAGCCTGAGCTTTAAAAAGGACTATATCAAACCAGATGAGGAAAGGGATAGATCTTATGACTTTGTAAAATGGTCAAAAAAGAATGATTATCCTTATTTCTTGGTGGATTTGTACAATGGATCAGCATGGCATCAGGGGATCATTAAGAATAAAGTCACTTACATTGCTGGAGGTGGCCTCCAGATTGTAAGTGGAATCATGCAAGAGTTCATTGATAACAAGTATTCTGAGTTTGACATGAATGAGATTGCTGAATTATTGGCTTTTGATTATGAACTTTTTGGAGGATTCTGTGTCATGGGTACATGGAACAGAGAAGGCTCCAGGGTTGCTGTATGGGAGCATATTGATTTGGATTCAATAAGGATATCAGAGAATGAATTGAAATATTACATCTCAGATGATTGGACATCCATGCAGCAATCACCAGAAAAAACAAATTTGAGAGAATTTCCAGCTCTTGATCTCAATAATAAGGTGGGCAAATTTATCATCTATTACAAAGATCCAGCAAAAAAAGGAAAGAGAGAAAAAGGAGTATATCCTAAGCCTCCATATTATGGAGGAATTACAGCCATTCAGACTGATGTGGACATCTCAAGATATCACATGCATGAGATTGCCAATTCATTCAAGTCAGGTACAATGATCTCCTTTGTTGATGGATACCCAGAGACACAGGAGGAGGCTGAAAATATAAAAAGACAAGTGAAAGGTGCAAGCCAATCAGTTGAGGATACAGGAGAGATTGTGATCACATTCAGTGACAGCAAAGAGAAGGCTCCTGTTGTTCAGCAATTGAGTGGCAATGACCTTGACAAAAGATATTCAACAACAGAGAGCTCAGTGCAACAGAATATTCTGGTTGCTCATTCTGTGGTTGCTCCATCATTGTTTGGAGTGGCTCCAGAGGGATCATTCAATGCAGCTGAAAGTGCTGATCTATTTGAGATATTTAAGAAAACTTATGTTGACTCCAGGCAAAAGAGACTTGAATGGATGATCAACTACATGGCAGAGCTATCTGGGTACACAGGCCAGGTTAGATTGGCTGATGTTGCTCCAATAGGAATGGCACAATCACAGCCAGTGACTCAAGAGTCTGATTTCAACAGACAAGAGGTTAATGCTTTGATGGATGTTGTCACCAAGTTAAACAATGGAAAGATCTCACATGACTCAGCATTGAGCATTATTTTGGCATCCTTTCCAAATATCAGTGAGGCCCAAGCATTGAAAATTATCGGAGCTCCATCTCAAGGGATGAGCATGTGCAAGCAAGATCATTCATTCTCAGATGATGAGCTTGAATTGTTTGCAGAATATGGAGAGAATGCTGATAACTTTGATACATTAATGAGTTTTAGCATTCCATGGGATACTCCAATGGAGGAGGTTTTAAAAAGACATGAAGATATTTTTGCAACAATTGGCACAGTGACTGTGAGTGGGGAGGGCTCAAAGGGCCTGGGAAAGTCAGGAGGAGGGATTGAATCTCAATATGAGGTCAGATACAGGTATCAAGAAGTGCCTGGAATCCCTCCTGTAATAACTAAGTCAAGAAATTTTTGTATTAAATTATTAGAACTAAATAGATTATATACCAGAATTGATATTGAAACCATTTCATCAAGATTAGGCTATGATGTGTGGAAATATAGAGGAGGTTGGTATCATAATCCAGAGACAGGCAAAACAACTCCTTATTGTAGACATGAATGGGCTCAACAAATTGTCATTGCAAAGGCTGGCCAAGGAGCTCCTGAGATTGAAGTGTCTCAAGTAACAACAGGAGGCATCAACATAACAACAAGTCAAGAAGGAGCAGAAAAAGCTGTTGAGTTTTTTAAAGATTCAACTGGTGTTCAGATGAAAATTGGAAAGGTTGCTGACAATATAGATCCTCAAAAAATGCAAACATCATTGAATGAGACAAGCAAGATTTTGAGAGAATATAAAGTCACCAATACAATTGAGAATAATGCTGAAATATCTTTTAAATCAGATAGACGTGCTTATGGATATGTGAGACATTATAAAGGCAGAATTGTAGAGATTAATCTTGGACAGAATGAGAGATTACAAGGAAAAATTAATACAGATCCTACAAAAAGATTTGAAATTGTTCAAGGAAAATATGATCCATCAAGACAATATTTGACTCAAAAAAGAGATGCACATATTGATGAGGCTAATATTGATAAATATGTATCAACTCATGAAATGGCTCACGTCATAGCATTATCACAAAGTCCAAATGCAATTGCTTATTTTAATAAATTAAAACCTATATTTACACAATATAAAAGAGAATTACGTCAATCAATTATTGATAAAGATATTGACAACTTGAATAAGATTTCTCTTGGAGAATATGCAAGTACCAATATGAATGAATTCCATGCAGAGGCATTTTCTGAATATAGGTTGAGTTCAACTCCAGGAAAATATGCTAAATTAGTCGGAAATTTAATTGATCAACATTTCAAAAAATAAAAAAAAGATATATGCAACCAAGAGATTTAATTTGTTTTAATTGTAAAAATTTTAGTGTGATGGGCTGTCCAGCATTTCCTGATTTTGAAATTCCAGAGGAAATAACATCAGGAGAAAACAATCACAAAAAACCATTGCCAGGACAGGGCAATGATATTGTATTCACACCAAAAACAGAGGATGATGAATTATTTATTATCAGTTGAGAATCTTAAAAAGCTGGGATTGATTCACAGCAATACAGATACCAAGCTCCTGGCTGTTGCCATCAAGAGGAGTCAAGACATGCATTTACAGCCAGCATTGGGCACACCATTATATAAGGCCCTATTGACCAGAGTTGAGACATCATCCTGGACACAGGATTATCTTGATTTAATGAATAATTATGTTGTGCCTTGTTTAGTTGCTTTTGTTGATTACAGATGCTCATATTTATTGAATGAGAAGTTGACCAATAAAGCTGTGGGCCGAGTGCAAGATGATAATCTCCAGCCCAATGATGATGGTCAGACAGAAGCTCTCAGAGATCAGCTCAGAAAGGATGCATATTTCTACAAAGAGAGATTGATTGGATACTTGATGGATGATCAGGGGGTGAAATATCCAGAATACATTGAAGGATGTGAGGATTTGACCTGTAATGAGAATGTCAAAAAGGACAGATCAGGATATAAACCAATCAACTGGCAAGTATGAATAAGATCAAGATATCACAAAAGAACATTGACAAATTAAAAAAATACCTGGATAATGGAAAAAACATTAAACCAGCTTATGAGAGAGCTGGAAGTAATAGCAACAGAGCACAGGCAAATAAATGAATTCTTTCAAGGTGATTTCCTTGATGCTGTGTCAAGAGATGCAGTTCAATATCCTTTGATGGTTGTGACATTACAACCTGGATCAATGACATCACAGGCTGTCAATGTTAATTTAATCATCACAATATGTGACAAGTACAATCTACAGGAGTACAGGCAGATCAATGAGATTCATTCAGACTGTCTGAGCATATGCAATGACATCAGAATCACATTCCAACAATGGAGATGGTCAGAATTTATGGACATCAATGGAGATATTGGCACACAACCATTCATAAATAGAGGTCCTGATGTGACAGCTGGATGGACCATGGCAACAAATATATCCATTTATGACAATGGCAATTGGTGTGCAATCCCTTATGATGATTATGACTTCGAGAATGGACCAGCTCCAGCTCAAGATTGTGGAGATCTGACAACAACATACCAGGTTTATGTTAATGGTGTCCTTGAGGATACATTCACACAGGCAACAACAACCAATAATACAATTAACATCAACTTATAATGGCAACAACAACAATAAATGTGACAGCAATCAATGGGCTCTTTGCTCAGACAGCAAGCAGTACAGCCATAACAAACACAACAACAGAAACAACATTGATTGGATCTGGAGTGGGATCTCTGTCAATACCAGCTGATGGCTTTGAGGTTGGTGATTCATTCCATGCCAAGCTGATTGGACACATATCTTGCAACTCATCAGCAACAGTGAGACTGAGAATCAAAACAGGATCTGTTGTCTTGGCAGATACTGGAGTGATATCATTGGCAACATCAACCAACAAACACTGGGAAATCAATGTGTATTTCACCATCAGAGCCATTGGAGGAGCTGGTGTGGCATCCATTGCATCAGGAGGGATATTCTCATATGTTAAAAATGCTGGGACAGCCTTTGAAGGTAGCAACTTTTTGTTGATTAATAACACTGATTTTGATACCACAGTGAGCAACACATTGAATGTCACAGCTGAATGGGGCACAGCCAGTGCAAGTGATTCAATTTATTCTGATATATTTACACTTAATAAAACATATTGATGGCATTCAATTGGGATAAAATAACAAATGACACCAAGCAATTCA